TGTTCCAAAGAACGAGTTTCTTTATATACAAGGGGTGGTTGGGAAATTATTCCGACAGCTTGTTTTGTAGGAGGAACACGGCAGAAACCATTTCGTAGCGATATCTTAAACTTAGTGACTATGGCGAAGTTTATTTCGCCCAAAAGCAAACAGCACAGAGCTGACTTTGAAAATACTGACATTATATTTGAACTGGGTGAAAATCAACTTTGGTAGTTTCCAGTTTGTCAGGTAAATAGCAAACCCAGCCGAGCCAGTCAACGGTCAAGATGAACGGGCTTTGCACGCCGCCCTCAGCCCCGCCCGGTTTTGCGGTACGGAATGACAAAGCGCAGCCCCTGCTGGACACCAGACAGGGGCTGCGTTTATTTTATTTTCCCAAATAGCGGATAACTGGTTATTTGTTATAATGGGAACGGCATTGTAGAATTACCAAAGCATCATTTTCCATTTTGTAAATAAGCCGGTCAGTATTGTTTATCCTCCTGCTCCACCAGCCGGCATAATCATGTTTAAGGGGCTCCGGCTTTCCGATCCCCCGGAATGGGTCGCGGCTGATTTCGGAAATCATCCTTTTAATCTGCTGATATACTTTTGGGTTGTTTTCCTCCCAATACTGCATATCTTCCCATGAAGAACCTGTAAAAAGTAAATCCTTCATTCTTCCAGCCCCAGATCTGCCAGGCTTTTCCGGATCAAATTCCCGCTTTTGTATTCTTCAAGGGATTTTGCCAGATGTTCCTGGTTTTCCCTGCTGTAAAACGGGTCCAGCTTTAAATCGCATGGAAAGCCATGTTCCCGGATGGCACACCGCAAAAAAAGGTTTACCGCAGTAGTAGTCGTCATTCCGAGCTCATCAAAAATAGCGTCTGCCTGCTTTTTAACGTCCGCATCCATCTTCATGTTAAAGCTTACGGTCCTTTCGCTCATGGTTCTATCCCCTTTGAAAAAAATTTTACATCCTAATAATAATACTTTTTGAGGAAATTATCAATATAATTTGGGAGATTATATATAAATTTTACCTATATGGTGCGCTGCCTTGGTGTTGATGTACAGGCGGCTGCCGGACAGGTATTCCCTGGCGGTATACCGCTTGCCGTTGACCTCTGCCGCTATCATCTTTGCCAGGGGGTCGATGCACTGTGTCAGGAACTGCTTTTCAGCATCCTGAATCCCCGCCACGTCCCCGGACAGCAGCTTGGGAGGTATCCCCAGCCCCCGGCACATCAGGGCGGTTACATCCTCAATCATGGCCCGGATGTCCCGTGTCCCCTCCGCGCTGTACGTCTTGGAACCCAGCTCGGTAACTTTGGTTCCCTTGAAAATAGGGATTGCAGCATTGGCCTGTTTGAACAGCCGCGCCATATCCCGGTTAAGCAGGTTGGAGACGTTTTCCTTGAACTTTTCCTTGGTAACTCCTTGTTGGGGCAGGGTATCCACCTCCACCAGGAGGCGGGTTCCCCTGGCTTTCTGGTAGCTTGAAAGGGTAAACTCCAAAATCTTCCGATAGCACTCCGCCATCGTGTATTGCAGCTTTTTCACTTCCGTTTCCCCCAGAGAAAGATGCAGCACGTCCGATTCCCGGAAAGTCCCAGGAAGGGAAACATCCCCGACGGAAACCCGGCTGTACAGGTTCCCATTTAATCCGTCCTGCCGCACGTCGAAGCTGTCCGCCACAAAAAGCCCCTTGTCTCCATACTGAACCACAACCGCCTGGTTGTCCCAATACAGACGGTAGACCAGCTCCCGCCAAAATTCCGGCGCGTTCTGTCCGGGGTTGGGGCGGACATTCAGGCGGTAATATTCCTCGCCCCTGGCAGGAACCCCGTTTTGCAGGGTCTGGAATTCGCAGGAACCCAGCGCGCTGCCGACGGTTCCGACGCAGGACAAAAAAGTGTGAAGGAACAGGAAATCAGCCCTGATTTCCGATTCCCCGCCGCTGTCGAAAAGGCTTGCTTCCCCCTCTTTGGGCTTTCCAATGGTGATGATGTTTTCTAAAAAGTTCCTGAATTTTCCCGTAGAAATCACCTCCCTTTATTCAATCAGCGCGCCCAAGTCCACATCCCCGAAGGGGTTCACGCTCCGCAGAAGATCCTCCATTGTCACCGACGCAACCAGAGCCATAAACGGGTCAGTTTTCCGGCTTTTGCCTTCAATTTTGGCATAGTAATAATTGCCGGTGTCGCTGCCGCTTTTCCGGGAGCTTGCCACCTTCTTGGTGTTGTTCGCGGCCCACCGCAGGACGGGGTTGTCCCCCCAGACAAAGCGGCGGTTGACAAAGATACTGTCAATTACCGGGACAGCCTGCATAATATCCGACGGCCTTACCAGCTTGATGTTCCCGCCCTTCCCGGATGTCAGCCCCAGCCCTTCCAGGGCTTCTTTCATGAGGGTATAGCGGAAGCTGTCGATTGCCGCCCCCGCAACGGTATACTTCTCCATAAGCTGCCGCAGATACCCGGCTATCAGCCGCGGGGAAATCTCCACACCGTCAACAGGGGTCAGCAGTCCCCTGTTGGCCCATTCACGCCAGGGGGCTTTGATGCGGCCCAGCTCCGGGGAACGCAGACATACCCAGGCATGGTTCATATCCACCCTGGTATCGTCGTCCAGGAGGAAATGGGCGTTGACCGCCGCCCAGTCGGTGGTCTTGGTGAAGTCTATCCCCACCACGCAGGTACAGCCGGTCAGGTCTGGTATCGTCCGGTCAGTGGCTTTAATATCATCCCAGGATGCCGCCGCAAGTTCGCTGCGCCCCGCGCTGATGTTCATCCGCTTGACCAGGAAGGAAAGGTTCTGCTCCGGGTGCCGTTTCCAGCTTTTCCACTCCTTGATAATCTCATCCCGCAGGTAGGGGAAATGCTGGTAAGAAGGGTTTGCCTTTGGGAAAAACTCCGGGTTTAACGCTTCCTTTTCGCTGTCCAGGCGGCAGATAAAGGGGAGGAAGCCTTCGTCTGGAATATCCCCGTTTAAGATTTCCGCCGATGTTTCCATCAGGTCATCCAGGGGGCCTTCCCGGACGTCCCCGTTGGTGGTAAAGTACCCCATACGGGGATGGGGCTTTTTCCCCAGGGCGGTTTTGAAAACGTTAATCATGGAATAGTTTTCATACTGGTGTATCTCGTTGATGTACACCGCCCCGGAGCGCAAGCCATCCAGCCCTTTGGGGTTATACGGCCTGCCCCGCACTACCGCGCCGGTCTTTATCCCAATAATCCGCTCCTTGTTGTGGGAGAAAAAACGGTCCAGCTTTTTCCGGTGTTTAGGATTCTCCAATACGGCGATCAGGTCGTTGACTGGGCGGGTTGCCTGGTCCTCGTTGTTGGCGCAGATGTCCACATCGTAGCCCCTGGCCGTTTCGCAGTAGGGGGAAGCCAGGCAGAAGGACAGGAAAGTTAGAAATCCGTCCTTTCCCCCGCCCCTGCCGCACATCAGGAGGATGTCCGGCCAGCGGGGGCTCCCGCTTTCCCGCCAATAAGTACACAGGTGGAGCGCGGTTAAAAACACCTCCCAGTCCAGCAGGGAATAGGGGAGATATTTCGCCAGGGAAAGATACTTTTCAAGCTGTTCCCCATCGGTGTAAACGTCCTCTGTCTCAAAGCTCCGGCGCACCAGCGCGGCCAGCTTAATCCGGTCCTGGTTGGGGACGCACTCCCCCGATTCGATGCTTTCCAGGTATCGGAGGATATGGGGGTTTATTTCACAGTTCATCGTCGTCCCCCTCTATAACCGGGTGCAGCCCCAGGTCGGACAGTAGCTTCAACATTTGGGCGTTGACCTTTAAAAGCTGGTCGATGCTGTCGTTCTTTTTGAGATTGGTTGTGCCGTTGTTGGAGGTGTAAAGGACTACCGCCCCGCGCTTGCGGATGTCGGCAATCAGCTTTTCCTTGACGTTCCACATGGCCATATAGTCGTTGATCAGGTCCAGGAAATGTTTTTGTTCGCTTTTCCCGCTGGGGTTGATCTGGGCGGAAAGGGATTCCTCCACTTCCTTCCGGCTGATTTTCTTTTTCCGTTTCTGCTGGGGCATGGCGTTCTCTCCTTCCTTGGTTTTTCCCTCGCGCGTGAGGATGCGCTGTGTTGTCATGGCCCTGGGTGATTCGGGAGGGCCAAATTAAAACCCCGTTTTTTTAGCCGGGGGTCGGGTTATTGAATGTAAATTCTTACCATTTTTCTTCGGTCAGCGGCGGTTTGGGTTCCCTTCTTGGGAACCGGCCGCAGTGGACAACCTCATGGCAGCTATGGCAGAGGGAGACAAGGTTGCGCCGCCGTTCGCCCTTGCCATCCATATACCAGATGG